ATCGGGACCATACAATCCACCCTGACCGACTTCAGGTATGTCAGGCCGATATGGAAGAAGAATGCAGAGGAAGAGAGGCTGTTAGGTGTCAGCTTCACAGGGGTATTTGACTGCCCAACGGTTCTAAATGCAACACCAGCCCAGCTGGAAGAGTGGAAAACTTCTGCTATAAATGTCAACGAGAAGTGGGCCAGGAAGTTAGACATTAATCCATCCGCAGCCATCACCTGCATCAAACCATCTGGAACAGTGTCTCAGCTGACTGGGGTATCTGGCTCGGGCCTTCATCCCTCGTATTCAAAGTTCTATATCAGGAGGGTTAGACAAGACCGTAAAGACCCCCTTAATCAAGCCCTGATTGATGCTGGTGTGCCTGTTGAGGATGATCCGTATAACAGCGAGGCTATAGTTTTTTCATTCCCCATGAAGGCTCCTGCGAGGTCAAGGACTAGGCATGAGGTAACCGCGATACAACATCTGGAGATATGGAAAAAGTTCGCTCTCCACTGGTGTGAGCATAAACCAAGCGTCACTGTCTATATAGGGGAAACAGAATGGATGGATGTGGGGGCTTGGTGCTATAGGAACTTTGATATACTTAGTGGTGTAAGCTTTCTCCCCAGAGCAGATGACAGTCACAGCTATGAGGTAGCCCCTTATGAGGAAATAACCAAAGAAGAATATTCAATGTTTCCAAAAATGAACCCCATTAATTGGGAATCGGTAGTGGAATATGACGACAATACCATCGGTAGCCAAGAACTAGCTTGCACTGGTGACAAATGTGAGATTTAATTATGCCCGAAGAAAGCAGATGGATATGTGAGGAATGTGGATACATCATGTATGGGTCCGAGCCTGAATTCTGTGAAGACTGTGGAGACACAGACATAAGGGAAGACCCTGGTGACTATGATGATGAGCCGGAAGAGCCGCGAGTTCCGTGGCTAACTAGAGGGGAGTTGTGGGCGCTGAGGCATTCAGATACATGAAACTAATGATCATCCCCGATCCGCATGCTCATCCGGATTACAATAATGAAAGGTTCAGGGCGGCAGGTCGGTTTCTCATGGACGAGCTTCCAGATTATGTGGTATGTCTGGGTGACTGGGCTGATCTGCCGTCCCTGTCCTCTTATGACAGAGGAACAAAAGGGTTCGAGGGGAGACGTTACAAAAAGGACGTTGAATCATCTATCGTTGCTCAGGAATTCCTGTTTGCCGAGATGAACAGATACAACGCAAGAAAAAGAAAGAACGGCAAGAAGCAGTATAGGCCAAGGCTTGTGATGTGTCTAGGCAATCATGAGGATAGGATTACTAGAGCCATCAACTCCCAAGCAGAGTTGGATGGAACAGTGGGGATAGAAGACCTCCAGTATGAAGGGTTCGGGTGGGAAGTTGTACCCTTCAAGCAGTGTATTACGATAGAGGGAATCACTTTCTCCCACTATTTCACCACTGGAGTCTCTGGTAGGCCCATCTCTAGTCTCCATATAGGGCATACACTCATCACTAAGCTTCACTGCTCTGCCGTCCAAGGGCATTCTCATTTGTATAACCATGCAGAACATACTCGCCCTGATGGTCAAAAGATATTTGGATTGTCAGCCGGGTGTTTCTCTCATCCCGAGTACTCTGAAAGCTGGTGCAGGGACACTGAACACCAATGGTGGAGGGGGCTCGTGATGCTAGAGGATTTAGATGGGGAAGGCTATTATGACGGAGTGAGAACTGTTACCCAGAGGAGACTAATGAGAGAATACTCATGAAGCCTTCTTTATTTTTATCACGCACCCAGCCGGGAAAGCCGTTACGCCAGACCAATTCCCTTTCTCGTCTCGTGTATGAGCCACCTTGAGAATGTCTTTATCCTTGTGGATGAGGTATCCTGTAGTCCATATACGAGGAGGATTAACATCATCTGGTTTCTCCCAGCCAGCCGTCCCTAAAATATCTCTCCATTCGACTGTTACCAGTCGAGGATTTTTCACGCCGCTTTCCTTAGGGACTTAAGCCTTATCCCTCTCTCCAGCTTATCCTCAAACACCGAAATAAAACGTCTCTTTAAATCCCTTATCCTGTTTTCAATGGCTATGATTTGTTCTTCTTTTATATCCTCTCGAATGATTCTGTTCCTGCGAATAGCTGCCCTTCGTTTATAAAGCTTCGTTATGGCTCCCTCTGTTTTGCTTCTATAATTATCAAGGGTGATAAGTTTGTAAAAGGAGCTTTTCCGGAACTCTTTCCATTCGTCGCTCTGGGTTCCAAAATCGGCAAGCATTCCTTTAGCAAAATATTTAGCCTCGCCTATCTCTTCCTTATAAATGTTGTACTTATCGTTAATATCCCACTTGTCTGAAAGAGCGGAGTCTGAAACAAACCGTCTTAGTATAGGAACCCTATACCACGCAACCTCTCCAGTTTCTCTGTGCCTTGGAACAACCTTTCCCTTCGTTGCCAAATCCCAACCAATATTAGCTGAGTTCTTTATAAAGCGACCCATTGATCCAGTAGCCATATCATAGAAATAATCAATGATGGTAGGCTCTACCCCCATAAACCCTTTTTCGTATTTCGTCCCGAGCCTTGGTTTCTCACCACCGGGCAACGCATGGACGGCCCCTGCGCTTAACCTGTTCATCCAGTCTGAGATAAACTGAGATGGGGCGCTTGTGCTTGACCAAGCTCTATAAGCTGGAGGCTCTGCCATAGACCCAGGGTAGGGCTCTTTGAATATGGGATTCCCTGCCCAGTTCTCGTTTGCCATTAAATCTATTACGGGGTCCGAGATGGTGGGGGAGGCAGTTTTCCAGAGTTGGACTAGGAATCTATCGCTATTAGCTACATCCATAGGAAAGAACGATTCCATCATTGCCCCAACAAGATGCACTGCAGCCTGGGCTGGATTAATTTGCCCCATCCCGAGGGCGACTATAGTGTCACCAATGATAAAAGGAATGTTAAACCCGTATGCAAGAGGAATCTTTACGAAATCATCAGAGCCCGGAACGTATATATAAATCTGACGACTCCTCTGGCTCATTGGTATCTGTGCGTATTTGTTTCGGCCTTCCTCGTCATCCCCTGCTAACAGGTAATTAGCAAAAGAGTTCGCTATAGTAAAGGCAGATGCAGCTTTAGCCATCTGTCTAACTCGCCTGGATTTTGAGTAGGACAGCAGTGCCCTAGCTGAACCAGCTGTGCCAGCGTTAAAGAAAAGATACAGAGAATTAAATACTGGAGTTAATTCTCCTTTCATGGTAAAGTTTACTGTAAGGTTCCTAGCTACATCGGCAGCTTCCCTTATAGCCTCACTCTCTGTCATGCCATTTTTTATGAACTGATTCTTTACGGTGACGTAGGTAGAGAGCCGCATTGTGTTTTCCACCGCGGAGTTAACATCACTTACCAGACCACCGAGCCCTTCTGGCCCTATCTTTCCCCAACCCATGAGGTTAGCAAACTTCTTTAACCCCTTTGCGTTAGCCTTATTAATATGGACATCTACTTTTTCCTCAACTTCCTTAACATTTTTAAATCCATAAAAGGTTATGCGCCCGCCTGCCTCTGTGAATTCTTTAGCAAGAGCAGACCACTCGGTATCTGAAAGGTCTTTCTTTACATACCTGTAAATGCCCCCTGTAGCTTTTGCAGTATTACGAGTNATCTCCATAGCCATTGATTTAGCCATCTTAGGATCGAGGCCTTTTCTAGTNGACGNCTCGTGAACCAGATTAAAGAGNGCTGTNTGATAATCCCTACTGAAGTTGGTTAATATGAACTCAGGAGAAAAGGTTGTATTGATTCGACCAAAGTATCTATTGACCGCCGCTATCTTCTGCATCCAACCGGGAGTCTTGAGAACGTGAGTTCTATTAAAGGCTCTGCCAATGCGTCTATCCTTTACCAGGATATGCCACTGCTCACCGTTCTGCTTGAAAGAGATAACATGGTTAGGATCAGACTGCGCCTTGGGAAGAAGGCCTAGAAAAAGTTCCTTTGTATCCGGGTCTTTATTCGTCTTAAAGTCCTGGTCATGTATGACCATCATCTGGTCCTTAAGAAGTTCTTGGTTCTCTACAACAAACCGGGCGAATTCCTGATCGACCTTGTTCTTTTCGGAACGATCAATCGCATCGTTAACCTGCTGTATTGACCAAGCCCATGTGCTTTCTGCTGGAGAGTGGCGACCCATAACCTTACGGGTTTCCATTCCTCTAATGCCAATTCCGGAAACAGGACGACCTTCCGTAAAGATATCCCAGGTTTGATCTATATCAATACCTCTCAGAGGGACATAAGTACTTGCGAAGCGTTGCCTTACTTTATCCTCGCCATGTCTTTTCCCCTTGTCGTCAACGTATGCCTTCCCTAAAAATTTATTAATCTTCCACTCTGGCATCAATCCTTCATCACGCCAAATATTTAAACGCTCATCGTTTATGTTATACACAAACTTGGCCGCTTCTTCTAGCTTGTTATACTGCTCTG